TTGCAAGCCAATTTATGTAAATTGGGGTCATCTTTATCGGCATACGTCAATAATTTGCCACAATTCGGACACATTACAGCCTTATTTTTTTTAGTGTAAAACCTCATATTCAACCTCTTTTGGCATGAAAAAAGCACCACCACATTTCTGTAGCAGTGCTTTCCTCGGAACTTTTACTTTTATTTTACATTATAATAATAACACAGTATTAATATGACATTCAATGACATGACAAGTATTCTTTTCCGTATTTTTCTTCAAATTTTTTGAGTGCCGTTCCGTGCAATCGGATTGTCTGTCGCCATGATTTGTCAATCTCCACCGCAATATCTTCAAACCGTTTTTTTGCTATGTATTTTAAAAATAAAATATTATATAGGTTTTCGTCTTCTATACTTTCAATTTGATTAATAATTTTTTCTTTAGTATCTACGTAGTTGTCAATCATGCCGTTAATTTTTTCTTCCATTTCTTCAATCTTAGCATATGCGCAGCCTGTTTTGTCCGGGTCGCTAGAAGACATAACGCGCTCATCTGTTCCCACGGCTTTAATACTGTATGCCATTTCTTTCATCTGTGCCAGTTCAATCATTTTATTGTTAATCATTTTATTTAATTTGCCGATTTGCTGTAAATATTCCTTTGTCGTCATGAATCAATACCTCCTGCGGAATGGATTAATAGCAGCTTCAATTTTTGCTGTCTTATTTGATTGCGTAATTCTTAATGCAAAATTTGAAAAAACATCGGGCACATCATCTAACTGCTTTTTGCCCGAAACTGAATACTGCTTTAAAAGTCCAACCATGACGCCGTATGGCTCTTTTGGACTGTACAACTGCGGGTCTTTAAAAATAACGTGCTGTAATATCCAGTTTGAACACTGAAAAATTCGTGCTTCTTTGTTTGTTTCTGTCGGCATATCGGTAATATTGCAAACCCAGCCTTTACTAAGTACGCGCTTATTGACTTCCATTGCTACTCTATCACCGCCCGCGTTTCGCTCAAATTCGCATTCTTGAACTTTATTATTCGCAATTACATTTGCCGCATTTTCATATTGCATTTCATAATCTGCCGTGTTATCGCACACGCAATCAACACAGTAATAATCCTCACCGTACTTTTGAAGTATCGGCATAACAAAGTAGTCTGTTCCTTTTCCTTTTGTGTCGCATTGTGCTGTAATTATTTCCGGTTCTCCGTGTGGAAGATTTAAGTATCTTCTTATTTTGTCGTCCGGGAACAGCAAACCCTCACGTTCAATCGGCTCTTGCTTGTACAGACAGCGATATGATATATCATCCATTAATAACTGCTGGTCTTCAAAAAATTCTTTAGTAAATCCACTAAACTCATAGTCAAAGTTACTTTCTCCAGTTTCCGGGTCAATGTCCGGGACTGCAATAACTTTTACCCGTGGATTTCCTGCATACATATTTTGAATACGTCCTATCACATCTCTAACACTCCAACGCGTGGCAATGTGAATTTCTTTGCAGTTATGACCGTCCGTATCCTGTATTTTACGTTGCCTTGCGTCTACTGCGTATTTGTTCCACAACTTATCAAGAATCGTTGGATTTAAGGCTTCCTCGACCCCCCCAATCAAGTCGTCGACCAACAAATATTTTGAACTTCTAACCTTTCCGCTATTCTTGCTACCTACCGACGTACACTGCACGGACGGAAACGGTTTGTATTTGCCTATATTGAATTGTTCAAGTTTTGCATTTGTGCTTGTTACGTGTAAATTCGGAAATATTTCACTCCACGTATATTCGTCTGAATTTGTAACAATATCATACACACCGTCAAAATACATTCGCGTTATATCGCCGCTGTGCGAATAAAACAAGCTAAAGTCTTTTGGATACCAGCCAGCCACAAGTGCGTTAAACATTTTTTCGACTGTTGTTTTTCCGGCTCCGGGAATTAACGACACACACAAAATATCGTACTTATCGTCAATCATGCCTTGTAAAGCCTGTGTAAGCCCTATTTTAAGGAATTGTTTGCGCCGTGGCATATAAAACCGCTCTTTTGGTTCTCGCTTCTTTTCAAGGTACATAAAGCCGCTGTCAACGATTTTGTTTTGTGCTTCCGCAAGTAATACGCTATAGTATTTATCCAGTATGTCGTACTGGACTTTATTTTTAAATGCAAACTTTTCTAAATCCCATGCCGTGCCGCCTGTGGAATCAAAAATGAATTTTTCTGCCAATTGTTTTGCTCTTGCAGAAATCTTTAATCCATATTCAATGTCTTTTTCTGTTTGTAACGCAACTTGGGCAGCTTCTATATATGCGTTTACTACTGCTTCACTAATTTCATTACTTTCAATATATTTTTCATATTGATTTACTGCTGAAATAAGGCTTGAACTTGCCAAAGAAAAGCACCTCCACTTTTCAGCAAAGGTGCTTATAGACCTCTGCCTATAATTGTTCTAGGGTAGCGACTACAATCAATCTGTAACCGGTAAAATGCGTAGTCAGTAGTAAAAGCTATTCTTAGCACACCAATATTGTACGCACCTCTTAGTGTTTTGGAAATTATTTAAAGACTATTTTCTTCGTCTTGTTTTAGGTTAGCAACTAACTCCATTTGTTAGCCAGGAAATATATTGTTAGATTGTTGGCATTGCATCACAGCAAACCAGATGTAATTTGTTTATAAGTGCATTATAATCATCAATTACATACCTTGCCGGAATCATATATGCTTTAATGCCATATTTTTCTGCTGTTTCTCTTTCAATGCAACAGTCGTTCCAATCGTAGCTCTCGCATATTCCTATAAACACATCAGCCTGTGCCAGCTTCTTAAGGCTCTCTCCTAAATACCATACAGCTTCTTTGCTGTCTTTAGGTGGGTTATCCTCAATGTAGCTGTCGATAAGCTCTAATTCCTCGCCCTCGTATATTTCAGCAATCTTTTTCATCTTCTGAATACTAGCTTTGATTTCTTCCTCTGTTCTGCCTTTCATTGGCACACTTACAAATAATTTTTTCATAATATATTCCTTTCTGCTGATAATCAGCAATCATTGTTCTAATTCATCAATTCTGTTTTCAAGTACATTTATGTACTCCCTCATTTTTTGTCCGTCTCTCTCTGAAAGATACTCAACGCCAGTAGTTCCTATTTTCCACGATACATCTTTTAAGTATTGGATTGCATTTTCAACTTTGTTATCGTCACGATTAAGCTCTTCGCATAAGCACTTGGCAATATCTTTAAATGGTTGTGGGTGTTCCACTCTGTCTAATGCTTCTTCAAAGGTGTAATCTCCCTTGTAGTCCATAATAATTCCGACAGCTTCATATTTTCCAAGATTAACTCCTAAAAATCGGTCTGCAACTGTATTCCAGATAGCATATAAATTGTCTAAATCGTCTTGCAATGCAACTATTAACATAAAAAGTCACCCTTTCAAAAAGTTTAATACAAAAATGCAAACAAACATTAAAGCAAACACAGCGATTGCTACCATTTTTACACCAAATAAAAGTTCTAAAATAATTCTAAGACCAGCTATTAAAGCCGAAAGAATTAAAGCCAACATAAACATATCAAGTGTTTTATCAAGAGTTTTAAGAATTTTTTTTATCGTTATTCTTGTCATTGTAATACACCTTAAACCCTTTCAATTTATATTTGGACACGGATTTTCTCAAATCTTCAATGCTGCCGTATTTTTCATTCAGCATAATAGCAGTGCTTCCCTTTTCAGCCGCATAAATGCCACATGGTATAGCTTTGCTTGCTATTTTAAGGAACTGCTTATACTCTTTGCGCGACATTCCATATACATTGCCTTTAATCTCTACTCTCATGCACACTCTCCTAATCCTTAAATAGCCCGTCAGGAAATTTCCCGCCTGTAATTAATATGCCTACGTATTTGTGAAATGTCGGATAACTCATGCCGGCTATTTCCGTTGCTTTTGTTATCGTTACCTCGCCGCTCGCCCATTTATTGTAGGCTTCAATAAACTTGTCCTTATCTACTGCATGAACACCTTTCATAACTTTTACACCTCTTTCATTCTGTAAACGCAGTGTGTAGGAATCGAACCTACAAGCCGAATTAACGACCGACAGATTAGCAATCTGTTCCAATACCATTATGGGAACACTGCAAAAAAAACAAACATAATTAAGACTTCTCTTTATTCATCATACCCGCAGTCACATTCAGTCACCGTGACGATAAGTCCGAGCTTCCGGGTGCGACCCTTGGCTTCTTACCGCTGTCAAGCACGGACAGGGAGCGAATTTAACCTGCAAATTTCACGGTTCTTTCGGAAGTTTTTTTGATTTGCAAAAAAATTTTGTTTTGCCATACCGCTACTTTAACGAATTTCTTGTGTTATACTCCGGTTTCCCGGATTCAAGGCAAGCCGACTTAATGAAATTCCTGTTTTGTTTGTAGTCTTTCACACCACGAACACAAACAGGTTAATTCTTGCACCGCAAGCGTTTATTATTCGTCAGCCACAAGGATTCTACTTTTGACGTCCTTATGATGATATACTACACCACTTTGTTGCCAGCTTTGCTGTCTTCTTTGCTTAAATTGCTTCAAGCAAAAAGCCTACACTTTCCAGTATCCCGAAAAGCTTTAACTCAATTCAGTGTATCCCGGCAAGGTTGAAAAGCCTATCTTCACCGGGGTAATCATGTTTGTAAATCCCGCCGGACCTTGTGACGGTCCTTTAATCAGCTTTCCGCTAACGGGAGATAAGGGGGTACCAAAGAATGGGACAAAAGGGCTATCAAAAGCCCAGCTACCCTAACCGGATTTGAACCGGTGATACAGGAATCAAAATCCCGTGCCTTACCGCTTGGCTATAGGGCATTGTTTTGCGGGTATTCCCAACTCTATTCCCCGCACACCTCATTGTACTATCCTTTGTAGCCATTCTTACAGCATTGTTTGACAAGGTGTTTGTTTTGCTTTAAATGTCTTTGCTATCCCGATGTAACGACCTTTCGGATTCAAAACCGTTCGGGTAACGATTTCTAAGCTTTGCTTTGTTCATTTCAGCAATGGTATCTAAGTCATATCCAATGCCTTTTGCGGCTACGGCTAAATACCAAAGGCAATCGCCCAGTTCTTTTGCCATGTGGTCTTTATCAAGCGTATGGCCTTGGAAAAGCATTTTCTTTACCATGTCAATCACTTCTCCAGCTTCGCCATTTAAACCCATTACTCCGTTAAGCAAAAGATTATCTTCGTGTGCTGTGGCTGTTCTACTTGCTGTACGCATTGCTTCTGCCTGATACTCGTTTAATGTCATTGATACACCTCTTTTTGTTTTTGAGATTATTTTTGGGACTTAGTCGGGCTGGCTGGCTGTTTTTATTCAACCCCCACCCCCTAACAGAATCACCGTTGTAGGCGATTATCTGCCGTTATTTAATTGTTTGATTATTTGCTATTTTGTTTGCTGTTTCTGACTATTTGTTTTATACACTTCGCTAAACTCATGTTTAGCGAAGTTCTAAGCATATCGAAATAGCTTGAACACCAGTAAATACGGCACTTTTAAATTGTGTCTGAATTGTTTAACGTTTCGCACGCTTCTAACCGTGGAAGTTGTGCGCCGTTTTCGTCCAATTCCGTTCCCAATTTTGGGAGGTCCGCCGCTGTCAATGCAGTCTTTCCGAATGTTTCTCGGCTTACTCCTGGCAGATTCCAACCGAAGCGCCTATTCAGTATGGGCAAGTACTTCATTGGATTGTTTCGCCTATCTTTCATCAGAGCTGTCAAACTTTCCTCAGAAAATAATTTCAATTTTTTAAAAATGTCACTCCCTTTTGAACTTAATTCTTTTGTATATTCCCCCTCTTTTAATCTGCTTACAGTTAAATTACTAATAACATTACCCTCTAAGTCCTTATACACAACAACTCTTTTATTGTTATTGTTTAAATTATATATAGCATTTAAAGATATACCCGAAAATAAATGAAAACCAATAACACTAATCTCTTGATTATGTATAAAACATTCATAAGCGTATATATCTAATATATAATCTACAGCTTCTAAGTTATAAGCATTATTTATATTTTTAGGCATTGCTAAAATACTTGGATTAGCCTTAAAAGTATTTTGGCAAATATATGTAAGTGCTGCATTCCACATAGCCGGATAGATGTCGTACAGGTCTTTAATGTCATTTTCAGCGCAGAATTCTTTTAAATACTCCTCAAAATCATTTTTGATTGATTCTAATGAGCTTGGCTCTGCTCCTGCTAATTTCTCCAATTCTGTACACCTCCCAACTTTTAAATTTTAAAATAAAAAAAATACCTACAAACTGCATTGTTCAACCCAATTTTTATTTGGGTTTCTTTGGTCGCTGGAATGAATCCGCGGCTCGCGTTTGTAGGTAAAATAATTACTATTCAATTTTCATTTTTGCATTTCTGCAACCTGTGCTTACACAATACACTAAAATAATTATACTGTCAATAGCTTTTTTGAATATATTTTAAATAAATCCGCGCGTATTATATTATATTATATTATATATATAAACTAAATTAATTCCCTAATTACTTAAAAAATAAAAAATACAGTGTATTTTATTTAAAAATATATCTTCTTTATTTCTCTTTTTATTCTATCTTTCTTTTTATTTTCTCTTTTGCTTCTTTTCTC